ACGGCGTCGTTTATACAAATGAACAATACGAACAATTAGAAAAACCCGTAAAAGCAAGTAAAAAAGCTATTATGTATATATGGCAATTTGCTATAGAAAATAATGTAATTTATGGGCGTACCTGGACAGATTTTATTTATTTTTGTCGTCAACTTTATAATTATCTAAATCTTGAAAAATATTTTATTGTTGTTTATGTTCATAATCTTAGTTATGAATTTCAATTTATTTGTAAACGTTTTAAATGGCTGGATATTTTCGCCGATAGTGAACGAAAACCGATAAAAGCAACCGCCGAAAATCATTTTATTTTTAAGTGTAGCTATCGTTTAAGTGGTTATAGTCTAGCCGTATTAGCTAATAATTTACAGTATCATAAAATTAAAAAATTAGTCGGTGATTTAGATTACACACTTCTACGCAACAGTGCTACACCATTGACCGACCTAGAATTAGAATATTGTTTTAATGATGTTTTGATTGTCACGGCGTACATATCCGAAATGATAGACGAATACGGCGATATTGAAAAAATACCATTGACACAGACGGGAAAAGTACGCCGTTTTGTACGGTGCGAATGTTTCAAAAATGAAAAATACAAGTTTATGATACAAAAATTAACAATCGACGAAACCGAATATATTTTATTAAGAAATGCTTTTGCTGGTGGTTTTACTCATTGCAATGCTATGTATACAGAATTAGTATGTAATGATGTAACGTCTTTTGATTTTACGTCTAGTTATCCGACTGTTTTAATTGCTGAACGTTTCCCAATGTCTAAAGGTAAAGCCGTAAAAGTTAAAGACGTTGAAACTTTGGAAAAGCTGATAAACAATTACGCCGTTTTAGTTGATGTTAGATTTACTAACATTAAATCTACTTTTCTATATGATAATATTATCAGTTATTCAAAATGTCGCAATATCAAAAACCCTTTAATAAATAATGGGCGTGTCGTTAGCGCTGACACTTTATCTATAACATTGACTGACCTAGATTATTTAAATATTAAAGATTTTTATAGCTGGGATAAAATAGAAATAGGTATCTGCTATATCTATGAACGTGGATATTTACCTAAAGAAATTATAGAAACAATTCTGAAACTTTATAAAGATAAAACAGAATTAAAAGGTGTTGACGGTAAAGAAACCGAATATTTACATAGTAAAGAACTATTGAACAGTATTTATGGAATGTGTGTAACTTCCATAGTACACGATTGTGTAACTTTTGACGCTGACGGTTGGAAAACACAACCTAACAAGCTACACGACGAATTAGAGTTATACAACACCGATAAAAACCGATTTTTATTTTATCAATGGGGTGTATGGTGTACAGCATACGCCCGTAATAATTTATATACTGCTATCCGTGAATGTAAAGCCGATTATATTTATAGTGACACCGATAGCGTTAAAATCTTAAATGCTGACATGCATAAACATTATTTTGAACGCTATAACAAGTGGATAATTAGCAAGCTGGAAAAATGTTTAAATCATTATTCTATACCATTGGAGTATATACGCCCTAAAACTATTAAAGGCGTGGAAAAACCTTTAGGCGTTTGGGATTTTGACGGACATTATAACAAGTTTAAAACGCTGGGTGCTAAACGTTATATCAATGAAAAAGACAACGGTGAATTAGCTATAACCGTATGCGGTTTAAGCAAAAAAGCTGGTAAAAACTATATAGCAAGTCAACAAGACCCGTTTACATTTTTTAATTGCGGTATGTACGTAAGCCGTGACAATACAGGTAAAATGACACACACTTATATAGACAACACTATAGAGGGTGTTTTAACTGATTATCAGGGTAATGACGCTAACTATAAAGAATATAGCTTTATACACCTTGAAAAGACCGATTATATTTTAAGTCTAACAAGTATGTATATAGACTATTTTAGAGGGGTACAAAAATTATTTAAATAGGGGGTAAGGAATGAAAAAACAACTTTTAAGAACATCGAGGACTAAAGATTTATTTATAGTTTATGACGATAAAAAATGTTTTTATGTTGTTTCAATCGGAAAAATCAAAGTAAATAAAAACGGTGATATAACATCTGAAAACGTGTTATATTCTAGTAAACATCTAGCAGATTGTTTAAACTATTTTGAAAATGGGGGTATAAAATGAAAACAAAATACTACAGTCTTAAAAAGATATTAGCCGAAAACGCCGACTATAATATTATAATCGGCGAACGTTCTAACGGTAAAACATTTGCAACTCTGGAGTATATTTTAAAAGACTACATCGACAATAAAAAAGAGGGTGCATATATAAGACGTTGGCGTGATGATATTACGGGTAAACGTGGAGAAAATGTCTTTAGTGCTATTGCCGAAAGTGGAATAGTTAACAAGCTGACTAATGGCGAATATGAAACTATTATTTTTAGCAGAGGTGGCTGGCATTTAGCAAAATACGACACCGAAAGCCGACGAATGAAAGCAGATAAAAACGCATTTTGTTATGCTTTTAGCTTGTCGGATATTGAACATGATAAAAGTACATCATATCCGAATGTTTACAATATTTGTTTTGACGAATTCTTAACACGCCGCTATTATTTGCCAGATGAATTTGTTATTTTTATGAATGTTTTATCGACTATCATTCGTGACCGTGAAAACATCAAAATATTCATGCTGGGAAATACTGTTAATAAGTTTTGTCCATATTTTGACGAAATGGGATTAACTAACATTGAAACTATGGAACAAGGTGCAATAGATGTTTATAGTTTTGGTGATAGCTTAAAAATTGCGGTTGAATATTGCAGTGAAACTAAAGGTGTTAAAAAATCTAATAAATATTTTGCTTTTAATAATCCTCGTTTGAATATGATAACACGGGGGAGCTGGGAACTGGCAATATATCCGCATTTACCAGCTGGATATAAAATTAAACCGAATAATATAATATTTTCGTTTTATATTCAGTTTAATAATAAAACTGTTGGTGCAGATGTAGTAAATCAAAATGACGATATATTTTTATTTATCCGACCGAAAACGACCGAAATAAAAAACGGTGATTTGCTTTATACTATGGACTATTCGCCGAATATGCTAACGAGGAAATCGTTTTTAAATCCTATAGATAAAATTGACAAAAAAATAAAATCTTTTTTTTCATGCAATCGTGTATTTTATCTAAATAACGATTTAGGCGAATTAGTGCATAATTATCTTTTAGCGTCTATGAAAAACTAGACAAAAATATAATGTAGCTTTATATTTAGTTAGGGTGTTTATAAATAACACCCTTAATTATTTTTATTTAACGGGGGTTTAATATGTCTAAAAGAAAAGACATTAACTACAAGTTAGCTAGAGAAAATCTTTTTAATAAAGATTTGTTCTTAAATAATTATATTGACGATATGTTAACAAAATGTAATCAAATGTTTGTTTATGAAGGTTTACCCGATACAGTACCAAAACGAATACTAGAAAAGTATTTGACAGAAAACGGTGATTGTATTTTTACAAAACATAACGACAAGTTTGTTATTTTAATCGGTGGTGCTGGTGGTGAGTTAAACGAATATTGCGAACCTACAAAATACATCGTTAGCAATCCATATTTGAAATTAACAAAAGAATTTACAATCAATACAGAAAATAATGATTGTGTTTTAATTAGAAATGATTGTAAATCCCGTGGTTTAATACCCCTTTTGTCAAAATATGCGGTTTTGTGTAATGATTGTGAAATATCAATCAATATGTTAACTAACAATTTGCGTACACAATATTTAATTAGTGCAGGCGACAATAAGACAAAAGAAAACGCCGATATTTTTATCAAAAAGTTAATTGACGGTGATTTTTCGTGTATTGCTGAAAATACATTTTTAGACGGTGTAAAAGTGCATAACGTTACAACAAATGCCAGCTACATAAAAGATTTTATAGAATTAAATCAGTATTTGAAAGCAACCGCGTTTAATGAAATCGGGTTGGACGCTAACTATAATATGAAACGAGAACGCCTAACCGCTGGTGAGGTTGAATTAAATACATCTATTCTAATTCCTCTTGCTGACGATATGTTAGAACAACGAAAACAAGCGGTAGACGCTATTAACAAAATGTATGGTTTAAATATTAAGGTTGATTTATCTAGCGTTTGGAAAATGCAAAAAGAAACCGTTGAAAAGGCAACCGCT